TAAAAAAAGACTTTCTCTTGTTTCAGGAATTTGTTGAACCGGGGGCGAAAGAAAGTGAAGAAGAATTTATCGGGCGTTGTATTCCGTACATGATTGGCGAAGGAATGGAACAAGACCAAGCGGCTGCGGTTTGCTATGACAAATGGGCTGGCAGACAAAAGTTTGAAACTTACAGCGACTATCCCGAGGCAGCCAAAGAAAATGCAAAGGTTGCTTTGCGTTGGGCAGACGAAAACGGCTGGGGCGACTGCGGAACTGATGTCGGCAAAATAAGAGCAAACCAATTAGCCAATGGTGAAGCCATAAGCCGCGACACCATTGCACGAATGGCAGGGTTTGAAAGGCATAGGCAGAACAGCGACAAAGAACTTGGCGACGGATGCGGAAGGCTTATGTGGCTGGCTTGGGGTGGTGATGAAGGTATTGAGTGGGCGCAGCGTAAGTTAACCCAAATCGACAAACAAAAGTTTTCTATTCAATCCGAAGAAAAACGGATTATCACTGGCCCGGCAATGCTGGCCAACAAACCCATTTATCGTTTTGACGACCAGCGTGGGGAGTATTATGTCGTTTTCGATGCCGACACCATTTGGACGATTGCAAAGAAAATGGCACGCAAAGCCATGTACAACGCGGTTAACACTGACCATGCCACACCCGTAAACGAAGGAGTGTATATGATTGAGATGTACTTCATTGACCGGGCAAGGGGTGTAAATCCTCCCGTTGGTTTTGAAGATGCCGAGGACGGATCAATGTTCGTAACCTATTTAGTTGACAATGAAGAAGTGTGGGAAAAAGTAAAGGCAGGGGAATGGAAGGGTTTTTCAGTAGAAGGGCTTTTCAATGTCGAATATGAGGGTAGTGTCGCTGCCGAACTCAGGGCAATGGCATCCGAACTCAGTAAAATTTTGCACCAATTTACAAACAATAATATTTAAAGAAAATGAACTTCACAAAAGAACTGGCCGAACTGAAAACCAGCTTTTCGGCATTGACAGAAGAATTAAAAATGCGCTTTACTGCTGAGGCAGAACCAGCGGCAGAACCAAAAGCGTTTGGCGAAGCCACACTCGTTGACGGCACAATTGTAGCATTCGAAGGCGATGCACCCGCAGTGGGTGGCGCACTTATGGTTATCAGCCCCGAAGGCGAAGTACCCGCACCTGACGGAACTCACGAAACTACCGACGGGCAGTTGATTTCAACTGAGGGTGGTATCATTACCGAAATCGAAACCAAAGAAATGGAAGTCGAAGAAGAGGCAGCAGCACAATTTGCAAGCCTTGAAGTATTCGAAGCCTACCGCACAAGTGTTGAAGACAGACTCAGCAGCATCGAAAAAAACCTGATTGCAATGCTGGGCAAGGTAGAAGAAACTTTCAGCGTGTTTGAAAAGTTTGCAAACCAAACCCCCGAGCCTGCTGCACCCCAGTTCGGCCACAAAAAAGTAGAAAAAGACAGCGCACTTAGCGCATTCGCATCCTCATTTAAAAACCTTAAAAAATAAAATAAAATGGCATTTGTAGTATCAGGTTTGACGGACTACACCAAAGAAGTCAAAACCGACCTCCTCGTTAAAAGTATGTTCAGCGGCAAAACTGCATCTTTGTTGCAGGGTGCTGGACAAGTTGTTCCCGGAATTAAGTCAGCAGAAATTCTGCCTTTGCTTTATTCTGATGTTTATTTCCAAACTGACGGATGCGGTTACACTGCATCAGGCAGCACCACAATCAGCAAAAGAACCCTGACCGTTGGTAAAATCAAAATCGAAGAAACTTTGTGTCCTAAAACACTTGAAACAAAGTACACTCAGATTGGTTTGGCCGCTGGTTCACCCGTAGACCTTGGCGTGTTCCAAGAGCAAATCGGAAACGAAAAGGCTGCAAAAGTAGCTGAGGCTCTTGAAAGTTCAATTTGGCAGGGCGACTCAACTGGCGGTGCTGGCAACCTTGGTTTCTTCGACGGGTTCTTGACTATCCTTGGCGACCTCGGTTTTGGAGGTGCTGGCGACCCTATCGAAGGCAACCCCACAACTGGCGGTGGTTACACTCAGTTGACTTCGCTTACTTCTTCAAACATTGATGAAGCCATTGCAAAGATTTACAGCCTTATCCCTGCTGGCGTACTTGGTAAAGAAGATGTGTTTATCGCAATGGGTACTGATACCTACCGCACTTACCGCGCTTGGTTAGTATCTGCCAACTTGTTCCACTACGACGCTGTTGAAGCAACTGCAATGGAAATTGTTGATCCTATCAGCGGCATCAAAATCTATGGTCTGCATGGAATGAACGGAACAAACAAAATCGTTGCTGGTCGCTGGTCAAACTTCTTCATCGGTACTGACATGATGAACGAAGAAGAAGATTGGAAAATGTGGTATTCTCAGGACAACGACGAAGTTCGCTTCCGCGCTTCAATGAAGTACGGAACGCAAATCGCGTACCCCGAAGAAGTAGTTTATTTCAAACTTCCATAATTAACGAAATAGAAATTTAAACCCGGGGGGTGGGGAAAACCCTACCCCCTTTTAATTTAAAAAAAACAGATGTGTATCTTAACTACCGGATTTACCTTAGACTGCAAAACTCAGTCGGCCGGAATAAAATCAATTTACCTTGTTGAATTTGGCGCAAAAGCCACTTTGACAAAATCATCAGGTGAGGTTTCTGCCCACACCCTGAACAGCCCCAAAGTGTACTTTAAGTACGAGTTGGAAAAGGAAACAACCGCAATGACTTGGCGTACCATTCCTTCAACTGAAAACGGAACGGTGTTTTACGAAGCAGAAGTGAACGCCCGTTTGCACAAAGTAACCACCGCCCAAAGAAACGAAATCAAATTGCTGGCTCAAAACCGTATGCTGTTGATTGTACTTGATGCAGAGGGTAACTACTGGCTGCTGGGTGCTGATTATGGCGTTCAGTTGCAGCAATCAGAAAGCAACTTTGGTCAGGCGTTTGGAGACTTCAAAGGTCATGTATTAAATTTCTTGCATAAAGAAACGGACCTGCCTTTGAAAGTTCAGTCGGCTGTTGTAACTTCGCTGGGTCTTTCATAAGTATTTGTTCATAGTATTTGCAAGGGGGTGGCTTCGGTCGCCCCTTTTTTTTGCACACTTTGAAAATGGGTACATTTAGGGTTGATGCTCTACATTACCAAAGGTCAAAGCAATTCAGTCATAATCACAGGTCGGGAAAAGGTTACAATTACCTCGCCCGTTTATTTGTTGGTTTTTGACAGCCAAGTGAGCTATGACCAAAAGGCATTTATTGTGGCCGATAGCAGCACACACCCGGCAAGGTTTCAAGAATTCACATTCACCGAGGGCAGCACAGCGGCTAAAACCCTGCCGATTGGAACACATTATTGGAGGTTGTTTGCCCAGACCAGCCCCACAAATTTAGACCCCGATTTAGCCAACGAAGAAATAGACCGGGGTATAGCCGAAGTAAGCACATCACACACGAATTTTAATGACCACGAGGTCAACACCACCATAAAACAGCACCACATCGGATGAGTTTTGAACTACTAAAAATCACATTTGCGGAGTCTAAACTGCCCAAATTTAAAGAGCAGAAACAAAAAGGCTTTGTAACATACGGGGAAAAGAACGATTTTCCTGATACGCTACTCGAATTCTACAAGCGCAGCCCAAAACACGGGGCTATCGTAAAGCAAAAAGCAAGGTTCACCGCTGGCAGCGAGTGTGTAATCGAAGGCAATCAGGCCGCTTTGAAGTTGATTGATTTTGTTAACCCTTATGAGGGGCTGCATGATTTTAAAGCAAAGTTGGCACTCGATTACGAGATATTCAATGGCTATTGCTTTGAGGTGCATTACAACAAGTTGGGGCAGATTGCTAAATTTTACCATGTAGATTTTTCAAAAATCCGCACAAATGACCACCGGACATATTTGTACCTGCAAGACTGGCAGAAATACAAGGCAGATGAGGTAAGGACTTATGACCGATTTAACCCGGACACAGCCGAGCCGTTCAGCGTTCAGTTATACTATTATCGCGAATATGATGCAGGGCTGGGAGTTTACCCATTACCCCCGTACATTCACGGGCTGCAATATATTGAAATTGATGTTGAGATAGCCAACTTTCACAACAACAACATTCGCAACGGGTTTTCAAATGGAACGCTGGTGCAGTTGTTCAAAGGAGAACCGACACCGGAACAAGCGCGGAAGTTTGAACGGAAGTTTAAAGACCGGACCACCGGAACGGACAACGCTGGTGGCTTAATTATTCAGTTCAATGACGGCAATGAAAGACCGGCAGAGGTTAACCACATACAGCCCAGCGATATTGACAAACAATTCCTGCAACTGAATGAGACGGTAAACAGCGAGATTTTCACGGCTCACAACTTCCCACCTATCTTAATGGGTCAAAAATCAGACGGGCAACTTGGCGCGAGAAATGAATTGATTGAGGCGTATGAGATGTTCCATAAGTCCTATGTAAACCAACGACAAGCAAGACTTGACAGTTCGCTTGAATATGTTTGCGACTTCATATATCCGGGCGTACAGATCAGCACACAAGACAGCGAATATTTGGGGGTTGATTATGTGGCTTTGTATCAGGTTGGTTTGGTAAGCCGTGAAGAAGCAAGAGAAGCGTTAGGATTTCAACCAGTACAAGTTCAGGCGCAATTTAAAGAGGTTTGTGAATTTGAAAAATGGCACGATGACGATTTAAAAGTGTTTGCTCAATTTGGACAGCCGGAAAGTGATTTCGAACCGATTAAGTTCAATTTTGCCGAACTGAATGAAAAGGAACTTGCAATCATGGGGGCGGTTAATGATAACCCAAAGGCAAGTGTAAAAGAGATATCGACCGCCTCACGAATAGCCGAAGATGAGGTGATTAAGATTTTAAGAGTGTTGCAAGACGCTGGCAAAATCGAGTGGACGAACACAGCAATTAAGATTACCGACATCGGGATAAACGACATCAGCGACAGCGGAGGCACACCCAGAATTGAGTTGAGGTATAAATATAATGTAAGCCCCGAGGCAAAGCCATTAAAAACACAATCACGCCCGTTTTGCATTGAAATGGAAAAAATGAATAGGTTATACACCCGGCAGGATATTGACCAAATGACTGCGATTTTGGGTTATGATGTATGGAGGCGCAGGGGTGGCTGGTACACCGTGCCGGATAGCGAACCAGCAATACACTTGCCGCATTGTAGGCATGAGTGGAAGCAGGTATATGTAAGGAGGCGCAACAATGGCTAATTTTGCATTCTTTGTGTCGGAGCAGGATGTTAAGAAAAACACCCCGATCGATGAAAATGTGGACAGCAAAATCCTTCAAACTGCTATGCGCACAGCGCAGGACATCTACATCAGGGATATAATCGGCTCGGGGCTTTATGACAAGATTTGCGATGACATAAATGGGGCTGGTTTGGCAGGTGATTACCTTACATTGGTAAACAAATACATTGCGCCTTGCCTATACCACTACATTGTAACTGAAAGTATGCTGCCAATGACCTTTAAAATGATGAATAAAAGCGTCATGACAAGGGGGAGTGATAACTCAAACAGCGTGGATTTAGACCAGTTGACGCGAATTGAACGGGAATATCAGCACAAAGCGGAATATTACGCCCAAAGGTTGCGCGATTACCTGCTCGAAAACGACACTAAATTCCCGTTGTACTTAAATCCGGGTGACGGCATAGATGTAATTAACCCACATTCTCAGGATATGCTGGGCGGTTTCTTCCTCGGATATGGTGAAGATGATTGTTTCTTAAACTACGATTTCCCCAAATGAGTAAAGTAAGAGAGAAAAACGAACAAAAGGCACTAATATACTTCAAAAAACATGGTAACGATAAACCAACTGCTAAACGCCCTTACAACAGCCGGAGAAAATCATCGGCAAATTAAGGCGGTCGTTACCAACCTTGATTACAATGTAGCCACAACGGGCGATACATTGTACCCATTGATGCGGATATTCCCGGACGGCAGCCAAATTGACGGGGATAGAGTTGTTTATCGGTTTGCGCTGGCGGTTATGGACAGACACCGCGAAGATTTCACCGATGCGGTGGAACGCATAAGCGATATGCACCAAGTATTATTGGACATTTACGCGACACTCAGGTATATCTACCGCAACGATAGTTCAGGAATGTGGAAACTCGAAGACAGCGCGACACCTTTTTATGACGACAAAACCGACATCGTGGCAGGGGTTGCAAGTGTGTTCACATTTACGGCTTCAAATACCCGTGATTTCTGCGATGTACCTTCAAACGATTACGATTTTCCCGGATTGGATTTGTCGGGATTGCAGGTCATTGACGGGGGCTATTACAATTCAAGTTTTTCAAACATAATTAACGGAGGCATAGCGTGAGTTACATAACTATAAAATTAAGACGCGGAACAGCTGCACAATGGACAGCACAAAACCCGGTATTAGCCGAGGGGGAATTTGGTGCGGAAACCGACACCCGAAAATTTAAAATCGGTAACGGGGTAGGGGCGTGGAACTCGCTGCAATATTGGGGCGGTAGCGGTGGTGGTGCGACCTTGTTTACTGACCTTACCGATGTGCCGCAAAGTTACACCGGGCAGGGCGGCAAACTTGTAAGGGTAAAAGCCGATGCAAGTGGCTTGGAGTTCTACACCCTTACAATTAGCAGTGGCGATGTAACGACAGCACTCGGGTTCACCCCTGAAAATGTGGCGAATAAGTCAACAAGCGTTACAACTGACCAAGCAAGCAACACAAAATACCCAAGCGTAAAGGCTGTGTATGATTGGGCGGTGGCGACATTCACCACAACCGCAGCGGTGGCAAGTCAAATCACAACTGCGTTAAGCGGCTATGCAACTCAGGCATTTGTAACTTCTCAGGGCTACATTACGAATGTCATCACGGCTTTGGGTTATACGCCCGAAAACAGCGCAAATAAGAAGACATCGTTAGCCGATAATAGCGACACATTCTACCCCTCGCAAAAGGCTGTTAAAACGGCTGTGGACGCGAAACAAGAAGCGCTGGTATCGGGAACAAACATCAAGACAATTAACGGCAACAGCGTCTTAGGCGGTGGTGATTTAACCATAAGCGCAGGGGCTGACATCTTAGAAATTCAAGTATTCTCATAATGGCAACTTTTACCAAAATATTACTATCAGGCAGCACGGGCGGTCGCCCTATTAAAGTGGCTGCATCGGGAA